CGCAAGGTTGCGTGTCGCGCGATGATTCGCGCTATGAGGTTTGTTGCTTTGATCTTGCTCTGTGGCTTGGTTTCGCCTGTCTTAGCGGACGACGAGCACGGCCCTATGCCCGAGTTGCCGGGGGATCTGTGTGAGGCCTACAAGCCCAATCAGGTCTGTTGCCCCTATGTCGTGATTGATAATTCAGGTGACCTACCGCCGATACCCCTTCCTATCATTGGCCAGGTCGCTCCAATTGTTAAGGAGGCCTATCGGATGCATTGGGCGGAAATTGAAAAGGATTCCAAGAGATCCTGCCTGGGAAGGGCTTAGGGTCCAGACCCTAGAGTGCGATTGAATGAGGGGCGGTTTCACGCGTCAGGTCGAATCACGAAATGATTCCACCTAAAACGATCCGACCCTAGTCAAAAACGTTCCTCAAATTCTGAATCTGCCATTCCCGGAAAAGCCGTGCGCGCTCTTTCTCGCTAAGGCTTTCAAAAGGAACCTCATTTCCACTAGGGTCAATCACACGCCCATTTCGTAGTTTGAAATGGCGTGACGACCTGTAGTGCGGTTTCTGTGCCTCAATTCTTTTAGGGCCTCTCTTGGGTGTGGTCGGCGGAACGGGCTTGGGGACGACCGGCGGTTTGGGTGGTGTTGGGGCGTCCGGCCCTTGAGCCGTCTTTTTCCATTGGCCCTGGCCCAGTCGACCGAGGGGATCGGGGATGTATTCAAAACTGGGGCGGTTCATGTATTGCGCATAAAATTCTCTGATGCCCATGGAGGACTCCTTGGGGTTGACGAAAGGTTGCGTTTTGCGCGATTCTTCACGTTATGAGATATTTTGTTTTGGTCTTGATCTGTGGCTTGGTATCGCCCGCCCTAGCGGAAGACGAGCACGGCCCCATGCCTAAGTTGCCGGGGGATCTGTGTGAGAAACCAAGACAGGCTGAAGTTTGTTGCCCATATTTTACGGTTGATACGGAAACGGGAGAGCGTCTTTGGTGGCCTCTCTATGTCGGTCGTTCGATTTATGTGAATGAGGCTTATCGGCGGGACTATATTTATTTCGAGCGCGATTATTCTCGGCCATGCAAAGCGAGGATTTAGAGTTCGTTCTGTTTTATGTGCCGGTCCCTCTAATTGAGTACAGACCCTTAGGCAGACTTTTTCTGATTTGTTCTCTCCGATGTTTCTTGATTAAGTCCCGGAACTCCTCTCGCGTTAGCGTTTCGGGTGGGACCGTGTTCCCTTCTTTGTCGATAATGACACCATCCCGCAGCCAAAATTGTTTGGGCCAGCGCCTTGGGGGCTTGCTTCGTTTTTTCTCCGGTGGGCCTTTCGGCAGCGTCGGCGGAATTGGCTTCGGCACAACCGGCGGCTTGGGTGGCGTCGGCGCTTCCGGTCCTTGCGCCGTCTTTTTCGATTGGCCCTGACCCAATCGACCGAGGGGGTCGGGGATGTATTCGTAACCGGGCCGTTTCATGTGTTGCGCATAAAATTCTCTGATGCCCATGGGGGGACTCCTTTAAGAAAAGAGCGATATAGGTTGTTCAGGCGGTCATTCCGGGTTCTCCGGTGGAGCCCCGGAATGACGCCGGGCTTACAATGCTTTGGGTTTTGTTAGTCCGTATCGGTGGCGCCCACTTGGGTGAGGTCGGCGAGATCGACCGTGCCGCCGGTGTTTGAGGCGATGAGGAAAATCCCGGCGGCGGGCGTGCCGTCGGTGTCGGTGCTGGCGAGGATCATGTCGCCGCTGCGCACCATATCGGCGGCATTGTTGAAATAGTCTTCGCTGTCCACGTCGGATGCCGCGTCGGGGGTGGTGTAGTGCCAGAGGGTGAAGCCGTTGGCGTAGGCCAGCACGCTCAGGTTCTTCGATTGATAAGCCATGGGGGCTCCTTGAGATTGGGATAAAGAAAAGGAAAAGGCCGCCGAGAAAATAGGCGGCCTAATCTACCGAACGATTGGTAGGTAATTAACCTTCCAGGCAGCGCATGGAGACGACGCCGGTCGGGTCGATCAGTTTGGCGCCCATGCTCATCATGTTGTTGACGAAATGCGCCGCCCGGTCGCCGTGCCAGGTGACGTCGGTTTTGACGTCCTGGCCGATGGCGTGTCCGATGGCCGTTTTGTGATACCAATAGCAGTAGCGAATATCGCCGCCGTCTTTGGTCAGCCCCGAGTGGGGCATCCAGAGGGTGCCGAGCCAGTTTTTGGCCTGACTGCCTTTCCAGGGGAGATCCTTATCGCCCACATAATCGGCGTTGGCGAATTCCTGGATGTCGAGTAGATCGCTCCACTGTTTCCAGCCGACGATGGCGTAGCGCTGGCCGTCGTCGGGGACATCGGCGTCACCGAGCATCTCGAAGGCGGCGAGCACCTTGGCCTTGGTCAGGCCGTCGGTGCCTGCCCCGGCGAAATTGGTTGAAGCGTCGAGCTCGGCGATAATCATTTCGTCGGTCTTGCGGCCGAGCGCATAAGCACCCGCCTTGGCCGCCACGTCCATTTCGTCGATATTGGTCTTGAGCTTATCCATGCTGTCGATCCAGTCGCCGGCGTAGTAGTCGTAGAGTTGGCATTCCACCGGTTCGTGGTCGATGGTCATCACCGGCACCTTGCCGTGACGGGCCTTGGTGCTGGCCGTACCCTTGCCGACCTTTTGGAATGTGGTGGATGCGCCTTTGACGTCGTTTTGCGAGCGCACGGTATTTCGGAGCTTGGAGCCCATTTGCTGGTACTGGGTATGCACTTCCGCCTGGAAGTGTTTGGTAAACCCGTCCACGATTCCCGTAGACATGATGGCGTTCTCCTTGATTGATGATGAAAAAGACGAACGCCCCGCTTCCGGTTATGGTCTGCGGGCGCGCGCTTGCCGCAGACCGCCGGGACGGGGCGTTCAAGAAAGCCGCCGGGCCTTCGCCGTCCTCTTTTGCAAAAGGCGGCGAGGGTTGTCCGGCGGGGATGGAAAAGGAATAAAAAAGCCCGGAGATTGGCTCCGGGCGTACGTCTGGCGTTGATAAGTTCTATGTAGCAGGCCGCTCTGGATAAGTCAAGGAAAAAAATCCTTTATCAGTCGTTTGTAGAGTTGCCAGGGGGTTAAAATTGCGCGCTCGTGGAGGCCGAGGACCCGTTTGACCGCCTCAACGCAGGTGAACAGAAAAAACGGCGCCATCTTGAGCGGTGCGGCGCGGGTCGTGCAGGCGATGGCGATGCAGCCCCGCTCTTCGTACCAGGCCTTGAGGTCGATTGTCCGGTTGGCTGGAAGCAGGGTGATTTTGGTTTGATGGGAAAGCGGGTCGTAGACCACCCATTGACCGCCCATGTCAAGCACCATGAAACAGTGGCGAAACCCAGGGCGCAACCCTTTGAGCCACCAGAATTCCGTGTTGTTGGAAAACACCACCAGAGCGGGGCTTGGGGCTTCGTTCAAAGGAGCAGGGGGGTGGAAAACGGTTTTCATTGTCCGTCGATCTCGTCAATTATTCCTTTGGTTTTCAACGGGCTTACCATCCTGTCGAGGGCTTCCTCCCAATAGCCGAAAGCCCATTTTTCCTCCTCGCACCGTGGGTCGGGAGCCGCTTCGCGACGGCCGTATTCGAAGAGAATCTGAAGGTGGTGGAGCTTTAGGACTCCGCCTTGCCAGAGATGCTTGACGACACGGTAGATATCGTCGGGTTCGCAGGGACGGAGCACCGCGCCCATGCCGGCGACGAAGCGGGCCCCATTGTCCCTGGCTTCCTGGCAGCGGATGTACCAAAACCAGGTTTCCTCGGCGCTGAGGAAGGGGGTGAAAAGGGTGTTGCGCCGCCGCGCGGCTTGAGCGGATTGATGCTGCATTTGATTATTCCTCGGACCAGAACAAAACAGGAACATATTACTTATAAGGGATAGATTCATCACCCCTTGGTTGTCAAAGTATTTTTTCCTAGTGCAAAGGGAATGAACCTATAAGACAATGTTCCCATGCTCAAGCACTCGGACATATGGCACGCCATTGACACCCTGGCGCGCGAAAAAGGTTTTTCGCCTTCCGGCCTTGCCCGGCGGGCGGGCCTCGACCCCACCACGTTCAACAAAAGCAAACGGACGACGCGGGAAGGCAAGCTGCGTTGGCCGAGCACGGAGAGCGTTTCCAAGATTTTGGCCGCGACCGGGGTGAGCCTCGGCGAGTTCGTCGCCTATATCAGCAACGCGCCGGGGGGCAACGGGGTCTACCGAAATATTCCGGTGATCGGCTTCGCTCAGGCCGGGGCCAACGGCTTTTTCGACGACGGTGGCTTTCCGGCGGGCGCTGGGTGGGAGGAAATTCCCTTCCCCGACGTGGGCGACCCCCATGCCTATGCGCTCGAAATCAGCGGCGACAGCATGGAACCGGCCTATCGCGACGGCGACACCATCGTTATTTCCCCCGACGCCAGCGTGCGCCGCGGCGACCGGGTGGTGGTCAAAACCACCAACGGCGAGATTATGGCGAAAGTGCTCAAGCGCAAGACGGCCCGCACCGTCGAGTTGGAATCGATCAACCCCGACCACGAAGACCGGGCCTTGGATATGGAAACCGTCGACTGGATCGCCCGCATCGTCTGGGCTAGTCAGTAAGTCTCTTCCCACGCCTTTCGCTTCCCGCTATCCTCTTTGTCCAAGCGCAGAAAATGCGCAGAGCGAACAGGGAGCAAGCCATGGGAAAAGTTCCGACGGGACGAACAATCACCTATGTCAACGGCGTCTGGCACGAAGGCAATCCTGCGATTGTCGGGCCGCGCCATCATGCCATGTGGCTTTCTTCCGTGGTGTTCGATGGGGCCCGCGCGTTCGACGGCCTAGCTCCCGATCTCGACCGCCATTGCGCCCGCGCCGTCAGTTCGGCACGCATCTTAGGCATGGAAGTTCACATAACCGCCGGTGAGATCGAAGAACTGGCTTGGGAAGGCATCCGCCGGTTTCCGATGGGAAGCCATCTCTACATCTGCCCGATGTTTTATGCCGAAGAGGGTTTCGTCATGCCCGAACCGGAGAGCACCCGTTTCGTCCTTTGCATTTACGAAACGCCGGTGCCGTCGCCCGACGGTTTTTCGGCCTGCAAGTCGAGCTACCGCCGCCCGGCCCGCGACATGGCGCCGACCGAAGCCAAGGCCTCCTGCCTCTATCCCAACGTCGCGCGCATCGGTCGGGAAGCCGGGGAGCGCGGCTTCGATACGGCGGTGGTCATGGACCCGGCGGGCAACGTGGCCGAGTTCGCCCACACCAACCTTTTCATGGTCAAGGACGGCGTCGTCCATACCCCGGCGATCAACGGCACGTTTTTGAACGGCATCACCCGTCAGCGGGTCATTCAGCTCTTGCTCGACGACGGGCATGAGGTGGTCGAGCGGGCCATCGATTTTGACGAACTGCTGGAAGCCGACGAAATTTTCGCCACCGCCAACTACGCCAAAGTCCAGCCCTGCATCCGCATCGAAGACAAAACCCTGCTCCCCGGCACCCTGTTCCGCCGCGCCTACGACCTCTACTTCGACTGGGCAAAGACGGCGGGCTGACGGACTTAGGGGGAGTAGGAGGGGGTACCCTGTTGTCGGTTTAAATGTTGGTATCGTAAAGAAGTCATTCCGGGGCTCACGCAGTGAGAACCCGGAATCCAGATATTCCGCCGGTTTCTGGAACCCTGGATTCCGGGTTCCGCCTAACGGCGGCCCCGGAATGACGGGTCAGCTTTAGCCCGGATAGAGGCGGTCGAAGCCGTTGCGGACTTGCTCGACCAGCGCCGGGTCTTTGTCGCGCCAATAGCGGGGGTCGGCCATCAGGCGTTTGAGGTCGGCCTCATTCAAACCCTGGTTGGCTGGGTTGCCGCCGCCGATTTTCGGTTCCTCGCCCATCATCATGCGCTGCATGGCCAGCACGCCTTCGTAGCTTTTGCTCAAACCGCCGAAGATTTCTTCGCCGAGGTTTTTTCGGGCCCAGGTTTCGATCTGCTGGGAGGCGTCGCGCCATTTGTCGGCCCCGCCGAAATGCTCGGCCAGTCGGTCGATCTGGCGGTAGGCCTCGAAATCGGCCGCCAGTTCGGTGACCAGGGGGACGAGGAATTCATCGGCCATGTTGTAGACCAATTGCGCCTGCTCCTGGCTGAACCCTGCCTGATGAAGCTTGGCGTTAATCTCGGGCGCGCTGCCCAGCAGGTCGCTGGGCGCTTCGATGGCGTAATCGTCGGCGGTTTCGGGCACCGATGCGCCGGGCTCCTGGCCGGTGAACCGTTGCTCCAGTTCGGTGTAGGACTGGGCGAGGTCTTCAAGGCGCGGCGCGCCGGTTTCCCCGTCCCAGAACTTTTCCGGCAGGTATTCGGGGCGGTCGTCGGGTGTGGGCATGTCGGTCATGGGGTGGTTCCTTTATCAATTTTCTGCGTGGATATTCGGGTTGTTCCGGCCCCGTTCGATGAGACCTTGGATGTAGGAGACCAGTTGCCGTTGGCCTTCCAGATGGCGGAGCAGTCTGTCGTCGGCCTCCGGGCCGAGGGCGCGCTCCAGGGTGAGAGATTTTAGATGGGTAAGGACGGCTTGGCCGTTGCGGTCGGCGAAGCATCGGGCGAAGGCGAGAGCGGTGTCGTCGCTCATGGGATCACCTCGCCGCCGTCTAAAGCCGGTTTGAGCAATTCCCCCGGCACCCCGTGGCCGCGGGCCAACCAGCGGGCGGTGGCGGCCTTATCGACCACGGCGTCGGCCTCCGGCCCAAGAACGGCCAGGGCCTGAATCCATTTCATCGCCGCCGCGGCTTCCTGCTGGGCCTGTTGGCGGGCCAGCGGCGAAACGTATTCGAGGTCGACCAGGTGGCCGTCGATTTCCAGGCCTTCGATTTCGCCGCGCCGGGCGAGGATGGAAAGCGCGCGCAAGGCCAGCGGGGTGAGCAGTTCCGATTGCAGTCGCCCATAGGTCGCCCCTAAGACCCGCGCCATTTCGGCGGCGCGTTCCAGAACTTCCGTGGCGGTCATCTTGGGGCTGTCCACCTGACCCAGCCTGTCTGTCAGCAGGGCGCGGCGGATGCTGGCCCGCAGATCGTCGAGCACCAATGTTGAAATGTCGAAACGGGTTGGCGAACTGAGTGGCGTCAGGCCGCTTGATCCGACCGCCTTGGGAATGATCGTACCGGGGACCAGCTTGATCGCCGCCGGGTTGAGTACTCCGTCGTCGTCGGCCTGCCAGATGCCGGTGACCGCGATGGAAGCGTTTTTGAGCGTCAGCTCCACCACTTTGTTGGCCGTCTTGATGTCGGGCAAAACCTTCATCACCGGTGAGCGTCCGTAAATTTCGCCGGGCGCTTTGAGCCAGCGGAAATTGATGAACGGCGAGGAGCGGAAGGCGCCGTGACGGAGGATGACCGGCTCGGCTTTATCGCTTGAGCCCGGTTCAAGCACTGCCATGTAGGCGTAGGCTCCTTGCTGGGGTAGTACGGCCTCGACCACCGGGAAGGTGGCATCGCCGTCGGTCTTGGCTTTTTGCTCGATGGATTTGGGGAGCGTTGCGCCGGGGAAGCGGGCGTTCAGCCGGTCCAGCGTCATGGCGCTGCGCCGATAGGTGACGTCGAGCCGTCCCGTCGGGCCTTCTTCGAGCGCCACCTGACTGAGCGGCACGGCGGTAAACCGCAGAGCCGTCGCTTCGCCCGGTTCGGTTTCTTCCATCAGCAGGCAGGCGGTCCCGGCGGTGACAAGATCGAGATAGCACTGATGAATCTCAACGGCGAAGTTGGAGCGGTCGAAATGGGATTTGAGAATTTCCGAGGTCCGGTCGATCACCGGCCCGAGCAGGTCCTTTTCCTCCGTTGTCGCTTCCGCTCCAGCGATCAGGCCGAACCAACGGGCCCAGGGCGGGGTGAGGCGGGCAAGCAGGCTGGCGGCCAGTTGGTCGACCGCGTCAGACGCTGTGGCGTCGAACAGCTTGTCCGTCCGTTTGCCGCCCGGCGCGGCGTTTTGCAGGCCGCCGCCGCGTTGGGGCAGGGCGAATTCGTAACACTCGTTCCAATGGCTTTCCCAGGCCTGGCGTTTGGTCTTGGCGCGGCGGTAGCCGTCCAACACCTGCTGGGGATTGAGGGCGGGCATGGTTATTCTCCAAGCAGCGATTTGGCAGCCGAGCCGGTATTTTGGCCAACCGGCGTCAAAAGGCCTCGGTCGCTGGTGGCAATGGTCGCGGAGCGGCCGCGGCGACGGCGCAACATGGTCGCCAGACGTTTCTTGCGGTCTTCTTCTTCGCTGTTGTCGGGCAGAACGGGCGGCGATGGCGCAGGCGGTTTCGGCGATCCGAACAGGCTGGACAT